CAGAAGAACCCCAACCTTTACGAGGTGCGTATCCCTGCGGCTCCCACGGTGTACTGTGAGTGCGAATTCCACGACACGGTGGAGGGTGCCAAGTGGATCGTGGAGCACACCACGGAGATCGGTGAGGCCATTGCCAAGGGCCTGTGCGAGTATCTGGGCGTAAAATACGTCCCGGCCAGGCAGGAGTCCCCCAAGCCCGCCGAGCCTGCCCAGGGCGATACCCTGTATCGGGTCCAGGTGGGGGCCTTCGCCGTCCGCGCCAACGCCGAGAAGATGCTCCAGCGTTTGAAGGACGCCGGGTTTGACGGTTTTATCCGGGAAGGTTCAAGATGATGTGAAGAGAGCGTCAAAGTAACGGGTTTAAAAATCTGGACGAAACCGGGGCAACGATGCGCCGACCCCCTGTTTCCGCCAAAGCTCCGCAAGTCCACGGCGAATATAATCGCCATGAATACAACTTACCGAGACATCCGCGCAAAGCTGCGCAGTATGGCCCCTCAGCGTGCCATTGATTACATCGCCGCGCTTGATCTTCCGGGAGACGAGGCGTTTTGCATCATCGCGTGCGACGTCAAGCAACAATCCAGACAGCAGGTGGCAAACAGGCTGTTTGCGTCGGTCGAGTATGTCAAGAAGCGCCGCCGCAACGGTTACCAAAAGATTGCCGACCATATCAAAAACCCATAAAGTAAAGACCCAACAAAGACCTTTTTCAGGCTCTTTGTTGGGTCTTTTTTGCTGTATTTTATAGATATACAAGGGGGTGCGGCGAAATGAGCGTAATGGAGCGGCTGTTGGCGTGTGGGTATACGGCGGATATGGCACGTGATATATGCAATCAATACGGATCTGACACCGCCGGATTGCTTCCCCTTGTGCGCATTGTAGAGCTCTTGCACGACGATAGGCGCGAATATGTATAGCTACTACAACGAGAACCCAAAAGGGAAAAACACAGGGGACTGTACCGTCAGAGCAATATCAAAAGCCACCGGCAAGGACTGGGGAGAGACGTATTTGCGACTGTGCATCCAAGGATATCTTGACGGGGATATGCCGTCTGCAAATGCTTGTTGGGGCCGGTATCTCCGCAGCATCGGATACCGGCGGTACATCGGACCGGACACTTGCCCGGATTGCTACACGGTGGGACAGTTTGCGGAGGATCACCCGGTAGGCACCTATATTCTGGCCCTGTCCGGTCATGTGGTCTGCGTGCAAAATGGCACGATCTGGGACAGCTGGGACAGCAGCAATGAGAACGTATTGTATTACTGGGAAAGGACGGATGAAGCATGAACTATCCTTACTACGGAAACCCCTATATGCCGCCGATGCAGGACAACCTTGCCCAGCTGAGGCAGCAGCAGATGCAGGCCATTCCGCCGATGCCGCAAAATCCTCTGCCGCAGAGCGGCGTGCAGTGGGTATCCGGCGAACAGGAGGCAAGAAGCTGGATGGTCGCGCCCAATGCGGCGGTGGCGCTGTGGGATTCTACGGCTCCCACGGTGTACCTGAAACAGGCCGATGCAAGCGGCAAGCCGACGCTCAAAGTATACGACCTTGTAGAGCGGCTTGCAAGCGCCCCTGACGCGCAGAAAGCGCCCGCTGCGGAATATGTGACCCGTAAAGAGTTCGACGCGCTGGCGGCGCTTGTGAGCGAAATGAAGGGCAAGAAGCGCAAGGAGGAAAAGAGCGATGAATAATCCGTTTTTCGGTGCAATGGGCGGCGGCAACGGCTTTATGCAGATGGTGCAGCAGTTCCAGCAGTTCAAGGCAAATTTTCATGGCGACCCCAAAGCAGAGGTCGAAAAACTCTTGCAGAGCGGGAAACTCTCACAAGCTCAGCTGAACCAGTTGCAGCAGATGGCGAAGCAGTTCCAAAGCCTGATGCAGTAAGCAAGTTTAAGCAAAGTTTAAGCAAAGTGTTTGCTAAATTATTAGGTTAATCAATATCGTGGCCACGATTTGATAATAAAAAACTGAAAGGAGTTTTTCTATGTCTCTTTCTTCTGACGGCGCTCCCATGCTGACAATGCCCGTGGCACCCACTAACTCCGGCGGCAACGGCGGTTTTGGATGGGATGGTAATGGCAGTTGGTTCATCATCATCCTGTTCCTGTTTGCCTTCCTTGGCTGGGGTAATAACGGCTGGGGCAACAACGGCGGCAATTCCGGCGGCGTGGTAGACGGCTATGTGCTGTCTTCCGATTTTGCCAACATTGAGCGCAAGATGGATCTCATCAACGGTGGGCTGTGCGATGGCTTCTATGCCGCGAACACCACGCTGCTGAACGGCTTTGCCGGTGTCAACCAAAACATGAACAACGGTTTCCAGACCGCTGAACTGTCCCGCGCCAACCAGCAGGCCGCGCTGATGCAGCAGCTCAACGCCATGCAGATGCAGGCTGCCGAGTGCTGCTGCAACACCCAGCGCAGCATCGAGGGCGTGCGCTACGACATGGCCGCGCAGGCGTGCGACACGCGCAACACGGTGCAGAACGCGACCCGCGACATCGTGGAAAATCAGAACGCCAACAGCCGCGCCATTCTGGACTTCCTGACCAACTCCAAGATGCGCGATCTGGAGAGTGCAAATCAGGAGCTGCGTCTGGCGGCGTCTCAGTCTGCGCAGAACAACTATCTTATTTCGCAGCTTCGCCCGTGCCCTTCTCCCGCTTACATTACCTGCAACCCGTGGGCGGGTAGCGGCTATGGTGGATGTGGATCCGGTTGCGGCTGCTGATAACTGCATAGCATAGCTTTTTGTTGGCAATGTTTTGTTAACGTCAACAAAATGTTTGGCCCCGTGCCGATACTAAACCAAAGCGGCGGGGCAATAGCCCTGCCGCTGATTTTATGAAAGGAGTTTTCTATGCCTGAATACACTGCGATTGCCACGCAGACTGTGGCGGCAAATCAGAATGTGCTTTTTACCGAGGCACCGATCCCCTGCACAAAGGGCCTTATCACTCACCGGGTAGGCTCCGGCCTGTTTAACCTTCGCGGCAACTGCTCTCAGTGCCGCGCCCGCTACAAGGTGGACTTTATCGGCAACATTGCCGTAAGCACCGGCGGGACCCCAGGCCCCATCTCCGTTGCCATTGCGGTTGACGGTGAACCCCTGCTGTCCTCCGTTGCGACGGTTACGCCCACGGCTGCGGAGGCGTTTTTTAACGCAGCGGCATCCGAGTACGTTGACGTTACAAAGGGCTGCTGCGCGTCGCTGTCCATCCGCAACGTGAGCGGCGAAGCCATTGACGTGAGAAACGCGAACCTTATCATTACCAGAGTTTGCTGAGAAAGGAGAACACAATGGGAATGAAATCTATGTATAATCTGCGCGACATGCTCTGCAAGGAGCTTGACGAAATCGCCCGCAAGGATGAGCTTGGCGCGGGAGACCTCGATATCGCGCATAAGCTGACCGACACCATCAAGAACATCGACAAGATCGAGACGCTTGAAGAGGGCGGTTATTTTAGCCGCTATCACGACGACGATATGCGCAATTCGTATGGGAGGGGCGTCTCTTACGCGAGACGGCACTATGTCCGCGGGCATTACAGCCGCACGGACGCAACTGAGCATCTGCGCAGCCAGATCAACGATATGATGCGCGAGACTGACGATGACCGCATCAAGGATGCCCTGCGTCGTGCAATGGACATGATGGAGGAATAAAGGGGGTAGGCCCCGATGATCGACGAAAAGGAGCTGCAGCTTTGGATCTCTCGCCTGGAAACGGAAAAATCCAGCTGGACGAACTACGAAAAGCTGGCGACGCTGTATACCATCCAAAACCAAAACCGTGGGAAGGGCGAGCCGCCGGCGATGCCGCGATACTCTGCCGCGCCCGCAAAGGAGTACGGAGATAGCGATTTCCTCCGCGCGGTGGCCCGCGTTGACCCGGCCCGTGCGTGGGAAGTGATGGACGAACTCATGGACAGCTTGAAGGTCGTCAACGAGCGAGTGTATAACAGCGTCATGCGCAAGCTGGAATAGGGAAATCCCCCGTCATTTACGGCGGGGGATTTTTTAGGCATACTTACCCTTTGCGTCCATGAAGGTAAAATATGCCTAACGGGGCGTTACGAAAAACGCGCCATCGTTGTCTGCATCAATCCGCCTGATGAAGCGCGTCCAAAATTCCTTTTTTTCATCGCGGGAATAGGTTTCGTATTCTTGCAGCTCCTTTTTTAGCGCGTCCAAATTGATTTCTGGCCTTTCTTCCGTAGCTTCAAGTGCTTTTTTCAAGCTCGCATACTCCCGCTTGTATTCGTCCAACTCAATCAGATCGTTTAGGTATAGCGTTTTTAGCTTGCCCATTTTCTTTCGTATTGAGTCCGCGCTTTGCGTGGGCTTTTTATCTGCCTTTTTATAGTACCGATTGTTCCGTTCTGCGATTCCCTCCATCTCGTGTAGTAGGTAGTCTTCCAGCGCATCTTCTCGGATCCTTTTTGTATGCGGGCAAGCGGAGTTGTCAAGCATCCGCGTCCGGCATCGGTAGTATGTATATGTTTTTTTTACGGTTTCCGATTGCATCGTTTTCCCGCACTCTTTGCAGCGCAATATCCCGGAAAACAGATACACGCGATCCGTGCCAACTCCCGCACAGCGTTGTGACCGCTGGCGAATAATATCATTTACAAGGTCAAAGTCCTGTTTGCTCACCAGCGCGGGACAGGCATTTTCGATGCCGTACACCTCCCCGATGTAAAGACGGTTCCGGAAATAGTTTACATACTTGTTATAAGCCCGGTCAATTCCCCATGTGTCAAGCATATATCGCTTGACGGCAAGGACGCTTTTTAGCCGGATAAACGATGCAAACATATCTCGCGCCGCATCTACCGTGCCGCTATCAATCTGGTATTGCCTGTCCTTGATGACATACCCTAAAGGTGCTTTCGACCCTGCCGGTTGTCCTTTTGCCCGTTTCCCATCGTTGATAAATTTGATTCGTTCGCTTGTGCGGTCGGCTTCATCCTGCGCGACTGACAACATGATATTGACTTTCAAACGCCCTGATGCAGTCCGCGTTTCATAATCTTCTTCCGTCGCTTGCCATGTTACGCCGTACTGGTCAAGCTGCGTTTGTACATCGTAATACCCCGCGACATTGCGGAACCAGCGGTCAAGCTTAATAAATAGAATCGTGTCTACCTTCCCCGCTTTGCAATCGCCCAGCAGCCGCAGGAGCGCCGGACGCTTTTTATAAGGCTTTCGCGCTGATATTCCCGCGTCCTCATATATGCCCACCACGGTCATCTTGTGTTCTTGGGTATATCTTGTCAGTGTGTCCCTTTGTTCTTGCAATGACAGGCCGTGACGTGCCTGTTCTTCGCTTGAAACGCGAATATACAGAGCCACCCTCATCAAATCCCCCTCCAAAAACCGTAATCTGGGCAATGGATGTCTACATACACGCACCAGGCAGTCAGCAATACGACCACGACAAACAAAATGAAAATCACGCCGTTTCGGATATGCACACCGCGCCGCATAATCTCGATCATGTCTGCCTTTGCGTCAACATGGCGCTCCAGCTCGTCGTTTCGCGCCTGCAAGGTCTCCTCGTTCCTTGTCAACCGCTCGGAAATTCCAAACTCTTCATCAATCGATATTCCCAGCGCCTTGCAGATAGGCGCGACGGTGTAAATAGACGGGGCTTTGGAAAACTTTGAAAAGAAGTTCTGCACGGTGGACAGCGGCACGCCGGAAGTGTCTGAAATTTCCTGATAGGTCAGTTTCAATTCTTCTTTGCGGATTTTGCACACCTCTTGGATGTTCATTTATACCACCTTTATTTCTTCGATTTTCACGCCGCGAAGTCGCAAGATGAGGGCTTGCCGAACCTCGTCGAGCGCTGTCTTATTGCAAGGTTTTGGCGTTGAAATAGTTAAGCAAAGCGGAGTATGGTCAAATCATGCAGCGGCAACCGCTCCGTGCTGTCTGCACATAGCCCCCGCCGTTGTTGCGGAGACGGCGGGGGCTTTTCTCTTACTTCATACCAAGGAGTTTGCCAAGTTTTCTTTGCCGCCCCGCTTTGGTCGTGGGAATCCCAGTTGCTTTTGAAATTTTTCTTTTCATCTTTGTGATTCCGAGCGCACGTTTCCAGCTAAAGGACAGGCCGGGGATTTTGCTTTTCGACATTTGGCATACCACCTTTTATTTTTGTATTTTCTCCCGCACTTTTGTGCAATAATCGACACATAGCCCCGTTACTATCAATTATTTGGAGGGACACAAAATGTTGTGCGAAGAAGAAAACCATGCTATTCTTATTAGAGAGCGCCTAAAATCTGAGGTGCTATCACTTACTGACAGTCAGGTGGAATATGTTTTATGGAGGTTGGAATGTTTATTGCAAGAAGAGAATTAAATGATCTGCGGGAAGAAAACCGCAAACTCAAAGAACAACTTGCGGCAGAGCAAGAGAAGACGCGCCGATCTGCCGTTATTGATAAGGCTGCGCTCCCGCAGTGCAAAAGCCTTGCTTGCGCTGGATGCAAGTATGTTGTAGGACGGTACACCATTAGGAATGGATATTATATCCTTGGATGCGGGAAAGATAATCCTTGCAAAGAGTATGAACCGAGCGAGCTAACAGCAGAAAAGGTTGAATCTATCCGAGAAGCGCTGCTACAGCAATGGCAGTCGTAATAGCGTAAGGAATCCAGAACATAAAAAGCTCTTTCCGCTGTTTCTCGATATAATCCCGACCGGCTAAAGTGATGCGAACAAATTCTGTTGCATCAACGCTTCCTCCCGCGCCGTCTGCGGTTCCGCCCTCATCAAATATCGTTACCATCTTATCCATTTTAAGATAAGTAACATACTTGTTGGGCTGGTTAGGTTCAATCGGTTTGGAATCGTCTTTTTTAGTCAGCTGGTTTATTTCGCCCATACTGATTGATTCAGAATTATATAGCTTTTTCAAAATTTTATAAGCAGTCTTTTCCATACGTCACTTATTTTCCTTTGCCCATTCCACTACTCCTAAAAGTTTGGTGCATTGTTCATCGGTCAAATTCGCAATAGCGTCATATAGTTTTTGCCGCGCTGCGCTTAAGCCCTCGCCCTCGGTCTTCGGATCGAGGGTGCTTTCTTTTGCGCCTTTTTCCGGCAGGACGGGAAGCTCGTCTCCGTCCAGCTCGGCAAGGGTGATGCCGAAATGGTCGGCGATCTTCTGGCGGGTCTTTGGGTGCGGAACAACACCGTTATCAAGCCAGTTAATAAGAGACGACTGACTGCAACCGAAAAGTTTTGCAAGTCGGTAGTTGGTTAGATTCTCTTTTTCTTTTATATACTTCAAGTTTTGTGCAAAGCTCATAAAAATATCCCTTCAACTTCGTCACAATAATACTTCAACATATATTGACTTATGATTCAACTTAAAGTATAATCTTTTTCGTGGATAGGCAATAAGAAACCTGACCACCCCGGCAAATCGGGCTGGTGAGAAACATATAGTTGTCGCAAACTTAGAGTATCACCATTGCTCCAATTTGTCAATAGAATACTCTAAATTTGGAGGTGAAAAGGTGAGCTTACCGGAAAATCTGGCTCGACTGCAAGCCGAGCGTGGCGAGACGAATTACCGTCTTGCCAAAGAAATTGATGTATCTCAGACATCAATCAAAAACTGGAAGGACGGCGCGCGCCGCCCGCACCCGCGTCAAATCAAGAAACTGGCGAATCACTTCGGCGTGCCCGTGGACGAGCTGCTGGAATCCAGCGATGGGCAGTAAAAAAATGCCCCGCCCAATGTTGCAGCATTGAGCGGGACGGCGGAACAAATCTTAGGCTTAGATATGTGTCCTGTGGCTATTTTAGCACAGGGGAAAGGAAAAGGCAATGAGTAAAAAGCCGGAATACAAAATCATTTGGGTCACGCCCCCCGACCCTGTAAAGCTGGGGACGATCATGGGCGAGATTTACGCGCGCGGCAGAGGGCTTGAGTTTGTCGGCCTTGTGCCGAACGGCAAGGATAGCGGAGGTGCGAAATGAGCGCGTTTGCATGGGCGCTGACGTATATCGGGGCCGCTACGGTGAGTTATCTGTTTATGTGGCTGCTGGACAAACTGGACAGGCCGGGGAAGTAAAATTAATAGGGAGGAAAGACGATGCGGGACGTGCTGAAAGCGGCGGGGCGACCGGTATATGGAGGAGGACGAGGAATGAGCATCATTGTCCTTCCGGAGACCCTTGAAGCATGGAAAGAAGAGCGGAAGTACGGCATCGGCGCATCCGACGCCGGGGCCATGCTGGGGATGAGCAACTGGAAAAGCAATGAAGAGCTTTGGCTGGAAAAAACCGGGCTCCGGGAGCCGGAGGATATTTCCGGGAAGCCATTCGTCCAGTATGGGCATGACGCGGAGCCGCACCTGCGGGCGCTGTTCTCCTTGGACCATCCTGAGATGGAGGTTACATACGACAGCCCATACAAGATCATCCGCAACAGTGAGTACCCGTTCATCTTCTGCACCCCGGACGGAGAGCTGACGGAGCGGGAGACGGGCCGCCATGGCGGGATGGAGATCAAGACAACGGAGATCAAGAACCCCGGGCAGTGGGACCATTGGAATGGCCGCATCCCGGACCAGTATTACTGCCAAGTCATCTGGCAGATGATCGCCGCCGGATGGGAATTTGTATGGCTGCTGGCGCAGATCAAGTGGACCGACCGGGAGGGGAATCACCGGAAGGACACCAGGGAGTATCTGATCGAGCGGGAAGAGGTTTTGGACGATATCCAAAGCGCCAAGGCGGAGGGAATCAGATTTTGGCGTTCTGTGGAAGCAAAAAAGCGCCCAAACCTGAAGCTCCCGGAGATTTAACGAGAAAAGGAGAAAAGACCATGGAATTTATCATGAGCACGGATTTGACCACCGCACTGCCGAAGGAAATCGGCTTCAACTTTGAGGAGCTGAAGGCGGAGCTGGCTGAGAAGCTGGACTATTACAACAACCTGGTGGTCACGGAGGACACCATCAAGGAGGGCAAGGCCGAAAAGGCCAAACTGAACAAACTGCGGGAGGCCGTGGAGTCCAAGCGCAAGGAGATCAAGAAGGAGTGCATGGCGCCCTACACCGATTTTGAGGCCAAGGTCAAGGAGCTGGTGGCCATGATCGACGCCCCGGTGGCCGCCATCGACGGGCAGCTAAAGGTTTTCGAGGAACAGCGCCGGGAGGAGAAGCGGAAGGCCATTGAAACCGTTTACGACGAGATTGTGCCGGACGAGATCAAAGCCATCATGCCTTTGGATCGTATTTTTGACCAGCGATGGCTGAATACCACATTCAAGATTGAGGCCGTGGGCGAGGCCATCGGAAACCTGGCGGATAAGATCGACGACGATCTGACCGTGCTGGACACCATCGAACCGGAGTTTTCCACCGCCGTCCGGGCAAAGTACATGGAGACGCTGGACATCGGCGCAGCGTTGCGCCACAAGAAGACCCTTCAGGATGCCGCAGAGGCCGCCAAAAAGCGGGAGGCATCCATGGCAGTGGATAACGAAAAAATTGTGGAGCAGCCCCGGGTTCAGGAAAAGCTGTACCTGCTGCGGCTGGAATTCCATCTGACACAACCACAGGCAACGGCGCTGAAGCAGTTCCTTTCCAGCAACGGCATCCAATACACGAAGATTTGAGGAGGAGAATACCATGGCATTGAATAACAGCATTGCAGCGACGAAAAAGACAGCCAACGACAAGGTTGTGGATTTTAAGTGCGGTGAGGAGGTCGTCAGGCTCTCCCCGAATATCATCCGGAAGTATCTGGTGAACGGAAACGGCGCCGTGACGGACCAGGAGATCGTGATGTTCCTGAACCTCTGCCGGTTCCAGCATTTGAACCCGTTCCTGCGGGAGGCTTACCTGATTAAGTACGGGAACAGCCCGGCCACCATTGTGGTGGGCAAGGATGCCATCACGAAGCGGGCCATGCGGAACACCGCATTTTGCGGGCAGCAGGCGGGAGTGGTGGTTCTGAACACAGAAACCGGAGTCATGGAGAACCGGATCGGCGCCATCGTCTTGAAAGGCGAGGAGCTGGTGGGCGGCTGGGCCAAGGTTTTCGTCCGCGGATACCAGGAGCCCATCGAGATTTCTGTGGCATTTGAAGAATACGTCGGTCTGAAGAAAACCGGAGAGGTCAACGAACAGTGGACCAAGAAACCGGCCACCATGATCCGCAAGGTGGCGTTGGTCCAGGCCTTGCGTGAGGCCTTCCCCGAGGACTTGGAGGGCATGTATGACCCCACGGAGATGAATATTGACGTGAGCGATCTGGAGTCCGCTCCGGTGGACATGGATGCTCCGCAGCAGGCAATCGAACCCAGAGCGGAAGATTTCGCATCCTCAGCGCCGGAGGCTCCGCAGCCGACGGAAGAGCCGGAGGGCTTTTAAGCCATGAAGGCCGTTTTTGAGCGGGCCAAGGTGATCGTGGATGGAGAGGACACCTATCTCTGCCTCTCCATCCCCCGCCGGGACGCCGCCAAGTTCGTCGGAGAAATGAAACCGCGGAAGTACGCCGTGGAGATCAAGGAATACCGTAAAAAGCGGAGTCTGGACGCCAATGCATACGCTTGGACGCTGATTGGAAAGCTGGCGGCGGTGCTGAGCACTAAGGAAGCACCAGTCACGCCGGACAACGTTTACCGGGACTGCATCCGGGACGTGGGCGACAACTACGACGTGATCCCGGTGAAAGAGGACCGGATTGAGTACTGGAACCGTATTTGGTGTGCCGGGCACATCGGGCGCTTTACGGAGGACCTGGGGCCATGCCGCTCTATCCCCGGATATCACAATATTCGGACATATATGGGGTCCAGCGACTACGATACCGCCCAGATGAGCCGACTGATCGAGATCATCATCCAGGAATGCAAGGCGCAGGGCATTGAGACCATGACACCGCGAGAGCTGGATGCCCTCGTTAGCCGGTGGGGAGAGGTTAGCGTATGAACGACAAAAGATGCTTTTTGTGCGGCCGGAATGACACCGGTGACCCGCTGGAGCGTCACCACATTTTTGGCGGCGCGAATCGGAAGAAAAGCGAGAAGTACGGCCTTGTGGTGTATCTGTGCGGCAATCGCTGCCACCGGAACGGGCGCGGCGCGGTACACAAGAACGGAGACCAGATGCGCCGTTTGAGACGGTACGGGCAGCTCAAGGCGATGGAGGAGCAGAGATGGACGGAGGCGGACTTTCGCCGCGAATTCGGGAAAAGCTATTTATGAGAGGAGATAAGAGATGCTGAACAAGATTTTCATCATGGGCCGGTTGACACGCGATCCGGAGCTGCGCAGGACACAGAACGGTACAGCCGTCACCAGCTTTACACTGGCGGTAGACCGGGACTTTAAGAACGCGGACGGCACTAAGGACACGGATTTTATTGGCGTGGTTGCATGGCGCACCACCGCCGAGTTTGTGCACAGGTATTTCTCCAAGGGGCGCATGGCCGTTGTGGAGGGTCGCTTGCAAATGCGGGACTGGACGGACAAGGACGGAAACAAGCGCCGGAACGCCGAGGTGCTGGCGGACAACATCTACTTTGGCGATGCCAAGAAGGACGTGGACAGCGGCGCCAATAGATACGCGGGCGGACAGTTCGTGGAGGTGGACGAGGACTTCGACGCGGACGGCGATATGCCATTCTGATAGGAGGTAAGGCGGCATGGATTACTGGCACAAGCGGTACACCTGCCCATACTTTACCAGCAGCGAGAAACGGCGGGTCTGCTGCGAGGGCGGTAGCCGCGTCAGCTTTGAGACGGGCGGCGCGGCATCCCGCTTCATGAATCAATTTTGTGCCGGGGCGTGGGAGCACTGCACCATTGCACGGCACCTGACGGACGAGTACGAGAGGACGGAAGAAAAGAATGGGGAATAGGCGTATCGCCGAAGGAGTGGGAGGCGGTGCATAGTGGCTCTTGAGTACATTCCCTTTTATTACAGTTATCGCAAGAAATTAGAGAAACTCTCAGATCAAGAGGTAGGTCGGCTTGTACGGGCTTTGCTGGAATATGGCGAGACCGGAGAGACGGAGGAACTTACGGGACGGGAGTCGATCGCATTTGATTTTATTGCGGACGATGTAAGTAGGGCAAAAGCGGCGTATGACGAGAGATGCGCAAAGAACCAGCGCAACATAAAAAAACGATATGCACATCATGATGGTACGACCGTATACGATGGTATACGTTCGAATACGACCGTATACGAAACGCACCAAACCAAAGACAAAACCAAAGACAAAACCAAAGATAATTCACTCCCACCTAACGGTGTGAGTGATACGCGCGCGAAGCGCTTCACACCACCATCCGCTGATGATGTATCCGCCTATGTTCAGGCGCAGGGCTATCACGTCAACGCAGATCGCTTTGTCGCCTTCTACGAGCAAAAGGGGTGGATGGTAGGCAAGAACCGCATGAAGGACTGGAAAGCCGCCGTGCGGAATTGGGAGACGAGATGGAAGGAGGAACACGGCGATGGACATAACGGCGGTGCTGGAGAACCTGCGAAAAAATGGAATATCCCAGGAGAAGTCGTACTTTGAGTGCCCGGACTGCGAGGACAGGGGCTATACGGCCACACGCAGCGCAACCGGGGAGCTTATGACCCGTATCTGCCCTTGCCAGATACGCAAGGACAACCAGCGGCGCATTGCGCGTAGCGGACTGTCCGGTCTGCTGGAGAGCTGTACGCTGGAGACGTACCAGACGGCGGAGCCGTGGCAGACGCAGGCAAAGCAGATGGCCGAGGCGTATATCACGGATTGGCGCGGGAAGTGGTTTTATGCCGGTGGGAACCCCGGCAGCGGAAAAACGCACCTGTGCACGGCGATCTGCGGGAAGCTGATGGAGGCAGGCTTGCCGGTACGGTATATGCAGTGGCGGTCGGATATTCCAGCCCTCAAGGCGAAGGTAAACGATGCGGAGCTGTACGCCGATGCCGTGGGAAAGCTGAAAACTATCCGCGTGCTTTACATCGACGACTTCCTCAAGGGCAACGTGACGGAGGCTGACCGGAACATTGCGTTTGAAATACTCAACGCACGGTACATAAAGCCTGAGTGTGCTACGATCATCAGTTCTGAGCGGACGATAGGACAGATATTGGACTGGGACGAGGCGATAGGATCCCGCATTGCGGAGCGCGCGAAGGGCTTTACCATGAGCGTGACGGGCAGCGGAAAGAACTGGAGGTTGCGATGAACGACGGCGCATGGAAGATCGCGTCCGGCAGGCTGTGCGTGGCCTGCTTGCAGGAGATGGCGGCGGAATACATCATCGAGCCAGCGTTCCACGGCTGGGCGCGGGGCGTGTGCCAGCGCTGCGGGAAAGACCAGAAACTGACGACGATCAAGCGTTACACCATGAGCAAGCGCGGACTGGAGAAAAGAGGGTTGTTGGATGAACAGTGATGATCTGATGCGGCTGGGGCCTGCGGCGCAGAAGCAGGTCATGGAGAAGATGCGCAAGCCCGGAAAGTACAAGGCGCAGAAGACGCGGCGCGGCAAGCTGACTTTCGACAGCAAGAAGGAGGCGGAGCGCTATGACGCTTTGTTGCTGCTGCAAAATGCCGGGGAGATACGGGGGCTAAAATTGCAGGTGCGGTACTGCTTGCAAGAGGCGTACACGACATTTGAGGGCGACCGCGTGAAAAGTATCGACTACGTTGCGGACTTCGTGTACGAGCGCAGAGCGGCTCCTGACAGCTACGGCCAGCGGTACTGGCTGCCGGTAGTGGAGGACGTGAAAGGGATGAGGACGCGGGAGTACGCCATGAAAGCAAAGCTGTTCCGTAACCGGTACGGATACGCCATCCGGGAGGTGTGAGGATGACGGTGTACATGATCGTGACGCGGGACAAGTACCGCCTGCCCCGATGGTGGGGTACGACCACGGCGGAGTTGGCGCAGCTGTCCGGGCGGAAGCATCAGAATGTTCGTTCTGCGAGTTGGAAGGCAATCCGCAACGGCGGCAGATTCGGCTGCTACGAGGTTGTGAGATTGGAGGAGGGCGAGTGATGTTGCCACCAAATCAACCGCTGACGAAAGATGCGGCAAGAAAACTCATGGCACTGGACGTGCAGGACAAGGAGATACTGACCTACGAAAAGCTGGACGAATGGTACACCGCATGGGGCGGACAGTGCTACGTCAGCTTTTCCGGCGGCAAGGACAGCACGGTGCTGGCGTATCTGGCGGCGTGGTACCTGTCGAGTTTCAGGACACCGCCGTGGGAGTTGAACTTGGTGTTTGTGAACACCGGGCTGGAGTACCCGGAGATACAGCGGTTTGTCAATGAGTACGCCGCGTGGCTTCGCAGGGAGTTCCCGCATATCACCGTAAACCTTGTGCGGCTTCGACCCAAGATGAACATTCGGCAGGTGGTGACGAAGTACGGGTACAGCATCATCGGTAAAGACGTAGCGCACAGGATAGAAACCGCGCGACGTTCACCAGATAGCCGAAGTATGAAACTATTGCGTGGGGAAGTCTTACGCGCCGATGGGGAAAAGAGTATGTACAACTGCGAAAAGTGGGGGTATTTGCTTTCGGCTACATTTCTCATATCAGACAAATGCTGTGGAATTATGAAAAAGTCCCCGGCAAAGAGCTATGAGCACAGAGCGGATGTCAAGCCCACGACGGCAACAATGGCGGAGGAAAGCTTTCTGCGTATGCAGAAATGGCGCGAAACCGGCTGCAACGCCTTTGAAGGAAGGCGTCCCTTATCTAAGCCCATGAGTTTCTGGACGGAGCAGGATGTGCTGCGGTTTATCGTGGAGCGTGGGCTACCCTACGCCAGCGTGTACGGCGACATCGTAGCCAGCGACGGAGAGAATGACTACGGCGCGACGCTGATCGACTGCAATCTGCACTGCACGGGATGCCAGAGGACGGGCTGTATGTTCTGCGGTTTCGGAGCGCACCTCGAAAAGGGAGAAAACCGTTTTGAACGTATGAAGTACACACACCCGAAGCACTATGCGTTCTGCATCGGCGGCGGGGCGTTTGACACGGACGGACTGTGGAAGCCCACAAAGGACGGCCTCGGTTATGCGCGGGTGCTGGATTATATCGGAGTGAGGTATTGAGATGGGTAAGCAGCATTTGAGCCGGGACGACCGGATTTTTATGGACGGCAAGCGGCGCGGTACGCAGGAAAACATGGACATGGTGGCAATGGTGCTGATGGACAAATGCGGCTGGCACGTCCAGGAGGAGACAGCGGACAGCCGGGACACGCAGAGCATTGCGTACCTGTATGCGTGCCTGGAGAAGATGGCGGAGGAGATAAACGAAGGCCGCATCAAGCGGAAGCACATCAAGGACGTGCTGAAGGACGAGTGCGGCGTTGTGTTTGGAGATTGAGATGAAAGTTTTATGTGCGTGTGAGGAAAGCCAAGTGGTATGTATTGCGTTTCGTGCGCTGGGGCATGAGGCATATTCCTGCGACATACAGGAGCCGTCCGGCGGACATCCCGAGTGGCACATTTTAGGCGACGCTCTAAAGGTCATCGAGTGGGGGCAAGTGACCACAATGGACGGACAGGTGCATGATGTGGGGCGATGGGATATGATTATCGCCTTCCCTCCGTGTACCAAAACAAGCAATGCCGGGGCAAGGCACTTGTATAAAGGCGGCAGGTTAAATCTTCGCCGCTACTATGAAGGGCTTTGCGGCAAAGCGTTGTTTTTGGCAATATGGGCAGCCGACTGTGACAAGGTTATAATTGAAAATCCGACACCAAGTAAAGGGTTTGAGTATCAAGAACCAACCCAAGCCATACAGCCCTATCAATACGGACACCCGTTCAGCAAAAAAACCTTGCTGTGGGAGCGTGGTGTACAGCCGTTGAAGCCGACAAATATTGTTGAGCCGACAGCAACATGGTGTCCGAGCGGCAGCTATAGTTATAAGCATGGGGAACAGCATAAAGGTATGTTTACCACGGATAGGGCCAAAAACCGCGCAAAGACCTTCCCCGGCATCGCCAAAGCTATGGCGGAGCAATGGGGCGGCGATGCGAGAGGAGGAATGACATGGTAAACGACGCTTTGTTTTCCAGCGATAAGAATTTCTGGGAAACGCCGCAAAAGCTGTTTGACGAGTTGGACGCGGAGTTTCATTTCACGCTGGACGTTGCCGCCAGTGATGAAAACCACAAGTGTGCGCGGTATTTCACGCAAAGCGATGATGGTTTGCGGCAAAATTGGGAGGGCGAAACGGTGTTTTGTAACCCGCCCTACGGGAGCAAGGAAACCGGGCTGTGGACGGAGAAGTGTTACCGCGAAGGACAGAAACCGGGGACAACGGTGGTGCTTCTGATCCCCGCCCGGACAGATCGTGCCAGCTTTCACGACTATATTCTTGGCAAGGCAGAGATCCGCTTCCTGCGTGGTAGGCTGAAATTTGAGCTGGACGGAAAGCCGATTGGAACGGCACCGTTTCCCAGCATGATTGCCATTTGGCGAGGAGGAATGACATGACAAGAGATAAGATCGTGACTGCGCTGCGGTGCTGTGGATCGTGTTGGGCGTGTACTGTTTCTTCGGACTGAGGAAGTGGAACAAGCGGTTCAGTGAGCTGTATGACGAACTGAAATGGGAGGTGGAGTGACATGGAAACGCTGAATTGTATTCGCTGCGATTTTCGCCATAAGGATAACGGGAACTGCACTGCTGTCGGGGGATTCTGCACGGCGGTAACGGCTGCACACTGCCCGATGTTGCAGAAATATTTAGATACGGGGCTGGGGCCGGATGAAGTGACCGCACTTCAAAAAGATTGGAGCGACCTTTGCACTATCGTAGGAGAATGTGGCGGCATCGACCGCCTGCGGGAGCTGGCCGAGGCCGACAAGGACGGGCGCGTGGTGGTGCTGCCGTGCAAGGTGGGAGACTCGGTCTACATGATTTCATGGAGATTAAACGGGCGGCATGAAATTGAAGAGCGAGTTTTCAGCTTGACGTATTTCGACCCTGCAAAATACGGGAAAGACTATTTCCTTAGCCGCGAGGAGGCGGAGAAAGCATTGGAGGCGATGAAGGATGGCAATTAGCAAATCAAAGCGCGAAGCGGTCTATCGAAAGTATGACGGCCATTGTGCGTATTGTGGGCGTGAAATCGCCTACAAAAATATGCAGGTAGACCATTTTCAACCATTGAGGGCGTGGGGGATTGAGGACGCTGGAACAGATGACCTTGACAACCTCATGCCAGCCTGCCGGATGTGCAATCATTACAAGAGAGCAAATTCGCTCGAGACATTCCGCCGCTATATCGCAGAAATTCCGCGAAAACTGCGCGAGAATTATATCTACAAGGTCGGAATTGTGTACGGCGAGATTGCAGAGCAAACACACCCGGTCAAGTTCTATTTTGAGCAACAGGAGGGGATGAAAAATGAGTAAGGCTGTCATGCTGAGCATTCGCCCGAAGTGGTGCGAGAAGATTGCCAGCGGCGAAAAGACCATCGAAGTCAGAAAGACCAGGCCAAAGCTGGAAACGCCGTTCAAGGCGTACATCTACTGTACGATGCCTGACGCGAAGGACCCGCACAACATTCTTGAGCTGCACGGTGCAGACGGGAAAATCCGCAAGGCTAACGGCAAGGTCATTGGGGAGTTTGCCTGTGAGCGGATTGTCCCGATCACATACGATGGCGGCAGGATATGGTGTCCAACAAATGCCGCCTTTTCCCCTGCGACGTGCTTATCTCAGGCAGAAATTATAGCTTATATCGGCGATAAGGGGCGTTGTTACGGCTGGCATATCTCCGACCTGCTGATCTATGACCAGCCGCGGGAGCTGACGGCGTTTCGGCGGCTTTGTCCTAATGACCTATGCTGTGAGGCCTGCGCCATGTACAGCAACAACAACGGTATCTGCAACAATGGGGCTTTGCCGCTTCGCCGCCCGCCCCAAAGCTGGTGCTATGTGGAGGTGATAGACAATGGCTGAATTGAAACGCTGCCCTGAGTGTGGTGGAGTTGCAACCGTTATCCATATGTACGATACCTACGATAGAGCAGATTTTGGGTGGGATGCCGGTTGTGGGAGATATAGGGCTGGTGATGGCCTCCACACAAAGAAGATGAAAGTATCTGGGCTGCCCAGCAAAGAAAAGGCAATCGAAGCATGGAATAGGAGGGCTGACAATGGCGACAAAGAGAGTGTGTGACCGCTGCGGAGCGGAGATCAACCCGTACAACTCCGTCACCTATGCTGGTATGCGGCGAGTTAAGAACGACATAAACGACAACGACTACGAGCTGTGTGTTTCGTGCGCGCACAAACTGCGAAAGTGGTTCAATGGGGAGGAGCACGACAATGGCTGAATGTATTGAGCGGGAGGCGCTCATTACAAAATTCAAGCAAATGGGGCTTGGCAAACATGGCTTGGTAGAAAGGCTATTTGCGGATGGAGTATATGCTGTCATCGCAGCGTTCCCCGCCGCCGACGTGGCCCCGGTGGTGCATGGGCGGTGGATACGACCGCACTGGAAGAACAATAATTATTGCTGTGACTGTTCGGAGTGTGGCGGGGAGGCAATGCACAGAGACTATCAGTGGAATAAAAATGGCGTATACCCTATTTGTCCCAACTGCGGGGCCAAGATGGACGGAGGTGCTGACAATGACGCTTAGAGAAAAACTAATGCACTACACACATGATCTCGACTGCGGTGCTGACTTAAAGCAAGAAGCTATTGCAACCATCGAACATATCGCACAATACATGGACGAAGATGAACTATTGCATCATAGTCGGCCCCTTGCTCTCGCTTATCTTGCTTTAACGGAAGATGCTTCTGCGCCGGTGGTGCATGGGTGGTGGACTGAGGAAGATTGGGTTGAGATGGATAGCGATGGCCATCTTGTTAGGACGCCAAAAGCTGCATTGAGGTGCAGTAACTGTCGGCATTGTTTTAAAAAGGAACTGCTTTGGAAAGATAATTACTGCCCCAACTGCGGGGCGATAATGGACGGAGGAGAAGAATAATGGCAAAGTATTTTAGAATTGCAGAGATTGATGCTGCTACTTTTGAGCGCATGACTGGTGACGAACTTGATTGCCTGCAAGTGGTACTGCTTGCGGATGATGGAAATGTGTATTTTGCTGTCGATGAAGATAAGCAAGATTACATTGAGGTCGACCTTGAAATGTTTGACGCGGACGGAGGTGACAGCTATGGGGCTGATTGATGTTGATGATTTGGGCGTGGGCCGGTGCAGCAAAGATGTTCTCCCTGCGGCGTATTGTGCTGGTTGGAACGGCTTACTTGGCTTGATCGAAAAAGCTACAACCGTGGATGCCGTGGTCGTGACGCGGTGTAAGGACTGCAAGCACTACGACATGGGTGTCTGCCTGAAAATTTACTCGGACGGCAACGTACACTCAGTGGCATGGCAGAAGCGCAAGCCGGAGGACTTCTGTTCCTACGGTGAACGAAAGGACGGAGCCAATGCAGAAGGGTGATATCGTGCGTGCGCGGTTTCTGACGATGCCGGAGCCGTTCCCCGGCGTTGGAGCTACCACGGACAAGCAGTACCCTGTGCGCAAGGCGACGGTGGTGTATGTGCATCCAAAGGGGCGCTACACCGTGGCGGAGTGTAAGGGCGTGCGGGAGACTTTCTTTCCGGAGGACGTGGAGGCATAAAAAAAGAGGGCACCTATATGGCGCCCTCTTTTGAGTTGGCAGAAATAATTCAAAAAATAAAAAAATATTTTCCGTTTTAGGGGTGCGGGGCGGAGAAAGACAATATATGATGGGTATGCAGGGGCAACCTGCCCGTGCCGATTCATTTCTTTCCTCCTAATTTCCCGATGGGCGGGGCTTTGGCTCCGCCTTGATCGGGGCTATGCGGAAAGACGACCAATATGCGGTATAGGTGCCCCGTAATGGGAGACCTCAGCAAGCGACGCCGGCGTTCCGGCGAAGTGCTAAAGCAGGGCAGGGCTGCAGTGCCGCACCAACCACACAAGCGGGCGAGGAAGCGCGAGAAGTTAAGTACACACAAGCTGTGTCCACAGCGGCGGACAGTTAATCCGCAAAAACAGTGTGCGGCTGATGAAAAGGCGCGGCGCGGTGTGGCGCCGAAATAACTGTGTAGCCCATGTTTGAGAGGCCCAAGAGGCCCGCATGGGCGGGGAAAGACTGTTACTGTAGCCAAGGGGTGGGGGCTGGTGACAAAACAGGAGGATGGCGTGGACGATATTACAAAGCAGCCATACGCCAAATGGCTTGAAGAAAGCATAGCAACTATCGCAGGGATTGACCCTTGCTGTATTTGCTTTGCAGCGACAAAAGCAGACGGCACGGTGTTCACCGGCTATTATAATGCAAACGCGGCGGACAAGGCCGTTTTTGCGCACAATATCCAGTCCGACATCGTGATGGATATCATCAAGGCGAATGCTGACACAATCAGCGGGATTTTGGAGGACGGCAAATGATTCTCTGCGGTAAAGACTGCACACCATGCTGTGACTTCTGCACCCACGTCAAACACGGTACAGTAGTAGTTGACGGTAAGCGTGTAACTACTGGGCCTGTTGGCTGCAAACTCCACAAGGACAAAGAGCATCAGGACATTGCCGCCACCTGTGGGTATTGTGACGACTTTCATTGCTTCCAGAGCCTGGTGTCCGTAGATCGAGAGATGCAAGAGGGAGACGGAGAATGAACGACGACCACAAGGACATTATCAACAAGATAACGTATTCCGCCGACGAAATAGATAGGATCATGAAAATCAATATGCGGCTCATTACGAAATTCAAAACACATTTGCACAAAGAGTATGGCGACGCTATTGAAGATATTGCGAAGATGTTTGACACACTCTACGCAGAACAGCAAAAAGAAACGCCGTTGATGTGGTATGAGTATTGCTACGGTGTTAAAGATACAGGGAAATAAAAACAAATTATTTGGATTGGAAGTGAGCGTATGGCTGGCGGAGCGCCAAGAAAATGGAAAAGCGTAAAGGCAATGCAAGAAGCCATTGACGCTTATTTCAAAGAGTGCGAAGGTGAACCGTTTATCGGAGATGACGGCCGTGCCGTGCGCGATAAGTACGGCATGCCGATCATCATCAACGCAAAGCCCCCGACAATCACAGGGCTTGCATTGGCGCTTGGATTCACAGGAAGACAAGCACTGCTGGATTATCAAGCAAGGCCAGAGTTTGCGGACACGGTTACGCGCGCAAAGTCCAGATGCGAAGAATATGCCGAATCTCGGCTCTACGACAAAGACGGTGCGAACGGCGCGAAATTCTCGCTTGGCTGCAATTTCGGTTGGAATTCCGAGAACGAAAAGAGCGGCGACCCTGCGGCGTTGGCAGCTTTGCTTACTGCGTTAAAGGGCGAGAACAATGCAAATTAAAACGCTATCCGCAAAGCAGCGCAAAATAATGGAGTTTATCAGCTCCGATGATATGGCGCTGATTTGTGACGGCTCCGTCCGTTCCGGGAAAACGACGGTCATGTCGATGGCGTTTGTGCTGTGGGCGATGCAGAACTACGACCGCACGAATTTCGCTATTTGCGGGAAGACGGTGCAGGCGGCAGAGCGAAATATCTTAAAACCGTTGATGGAAATTGACGGGCTGGGTGTTGCACTGTCCATGCATTACAAGGTTTCCACGAGAATTTTAACCGTTCGGTGTGGGGATAGAACAAATTGGTTTTATCTATTCGGCGGTAAGGATGAAAGCTCGTATATGCTCATACAAGGCATCACGCTTGCCGGGGTGCTATTTGATGAAGTGGCACTTATGCCGCGTTCGTTTGTGGAGCAAGCGCTTTCCCGTGCGATTTCGTTTGAGCATCCGAAGTATTTTTTTAACTGCAACCCCGAATCACCGCAGCATTGGTTTTACAAAGAGTGGATTGAAAACGAACGGGACAATACGCAGCACATTCACTTCCTGCTGGAAGATAACCCAATTCTCACACCGCAGATGATCGAGAGGACAAAGGCCATGTATAGCGGCGTGTTCTACGACCGATACATTCGCGGCTTGTGGGTGCTGGCCGAGGGGCTGGTATACGACTTTGGCGAGGAAAACATCGTGGACGATGTGCCGGAGAGCGGGGAATATTACATTTCCTGCGACTACGGCACGCTGAACCCATTTTCTGCTGGTTTGTGGTGCTGGGACGGCAAGACGGCCACCCGCATCCGGGAGTATTACTACTCCGGGCGGGAAGAACACAGAAACAAGACTGACGAGGAATATTATACGGAGTTGGAGAAGCTGGTGGGAGAGCTGCCGGTGATAAGCGTCATCGTTGACCCGTCGGCGGCGTCCTTCATCGAGGTTATCAAGCGGCACGGGAAGTTCAAGGTGCGCAAGGCGGTCAATGACGTGCTGCCGGGCATCGCCACCACGGCGAGGTATCTGCGCAGCGGTGCGCTGAAGATACACAGGTCGTGTAAAGACGCCATTCGGGAATTCGGCCTCTACCGCTGGGACGAAAAATCCACAGAGGACAGGCCAATTAAGGAGAACGACCACGCGATGGATGATACACGTTACTTTGCAATGACAGTATTGCGCCGGAAAGTGCGGGATGATAACGGGGAGAAATACATCCCCCTGTGGGAGAGGTGATAGCTTGCTGACATATCAGGACTTGCTCGCCGTGGGCGAGAACGAACAGGACCGAATGGATTTTATCCGGCGGGTCATCAATGAGCACAAAGGCTCTGCGGCTTACCGGTTCGCGGTAGACGCACAGCGATATTACGACGGCGAGAATCCCACCATCAGCCGGTATGAGAAGATCATCTATGACCTTCAGGGACGCGCCCACCGGGACATGTACACGGCAAACCACAAACTCATGTCAAGTTTCTTTGGATTTGTCGTGCGGCAGGAGGCAAACTATCTGCTGGGCAACGGCGTGACCTTTCAGAAGAGGGAGACAAAGGCCAGACTGGGCGCTGACTTTGACCAGCGGGTCAAGGACGCAGGCAAGAGCGCCCTGGTATGCGGCGTGGCGTTCGGGTTCTTCAACCTGGACCGGGTTCAGGTGTTCGAGCTGACCGAGTTTGCGCCCCTTTACGACGAGGAAAACGGTGCCTTGATGGCCGGTGTGCGGTTCTGGCAAGTGGCAGACGATAAGCCGCTTCGTGCCACGCTGTACGAGCTGGACGGATACACCGAGTACATCCAGCGCAGCGGGGAGAACATGACCGTGCTGACGGACAAACAACGGTACAAGGTCAATGTCCGCACGGACGGCCTGGGCGCGGAGACCATTCTGGACGGTGACAATTATCCTGGATTTCCCATCGTGCCTCTGAAAAACGGCAAAAACTGCCGGTCGGAGCTGCGGGGGCGGCGGAACACTGTGGACGCGCTGGATCTGGCCTGTTCCAACATGGTCAACAACGTGGACGAGGGCAATCTCATCTATTGGGTGCTTACCAACGCGGGCGGCATGAATGACTTGGACGACGTGAAGTTTTTGGAGCGTATCAAGACCCTTCACGTGGCCCACACCGACGACGAGGTGAACGCGGAACCGCACACCATCGAGGCCCCCTTTGAGGGCACCAACGCAACTATTGACATGCTCAAGCGCAAGCTGTACGAGGATTTCCAGGCGTTTGACAGCGCCGCCGTGAGCGCGGGAAATCAGACGGCCACGGCCATCAAGGCCAGCTATGTGCCGCTGGATCTAAAAGTGGACGACTTCGAGAGCGATGTGACCGACTTTATCCAAGGCCTATTGACGCTGGCTGGGGCAGACGATACGCCCAGCTATACCCGCAGCCAAATTGTGAACAAGAGCGAGGAGACCCAGACCGTTCTGATGGGAGCGGAATACTACGATGATGAGTACATCACCAAGAAGCTGCTGACCATCAACGGCGACATCGACCAGTACGACGAACTGATGCGCCGGAAAGACGCGGAAGAGCTTGACCGGATGGACGTGCTGCCGGAGGAACCGCCCGAACCGGGGGTGATCGAGGATGGCAACGCCTGATCTGGGCCACAAGCTGACCGACAAGGAGCTTGCAAAGCTGGAACGGCGCATTGCGAAGCTGTACCGAGAAGCCGGGGAAGAATTGCAAGAAACCATTGACGCTTACTTTGAGCAATTCAAAAAGCGCGATGAGGAAATGAAAGCGCTGATCGGCACGGTGCAGAATGGAAAGGAATGGACAGAGGCCGACTATAAACAATGGCGGCTCAATCAGATCGGGCGCGGAGAACGCTATCAGGCCATGCGGGATAAAGTGGCACACCGTGTCACCGACGCGAACGCCGTGGCGGCGTCCTACACCAACGATGCAACGCCCGGTATTTACTCCCTGAACCGCAATTTCGCGGCGTACACAATCGAGAGCGTGGCTGGGAATGTTGGCTTTGACCTGTGGGACGAGCAGACGGTGAAGCGCCTGATTGTGGAGCAGCCGGGGCTGATGCCGTATTACCCAAAAGATAGAGCATTGAAACGCGGCATTGACCTTGCGTATGGGAAAAAGCAAATCACGGCCAGCGTCACCAGCTCCATCTTGCAGGGGAAAAGCATTAAGGGTATGGCAGACGATTTGCAGCGGCGCATTATTACAATGGGCAGAAGCAGCGCGATTCGGACGGCGCGAACGGCGGTCACTGGCGCACAGAACGCCGGACGCATGGACAGCTACGCGGCGGCGGAAAAGATGGGCATCAAGCTTAAAAAGCAATGGCTGGCGACGCTGGACAACCGGACGCGGCATTCACACGCCATGCTGGACGGCGAAAAGGTAGATCATGATAAGAAATTCTCCAACGGCTGCCGCTTTCCGGGCGATCCGCAGGGGCCAGCGTGGGAGATCTACAACTGCCGCTGCACGCTTGTTGCGGATGTGGATGGGGTAGATACCTCCACAGGGCAAAGACGCGCCAAAAACCCCGTTACAGGCGAAACAGAGGTTATTTCTGACATGACCTATTCCGAGTGGGCGGAGCAGAAGCAAGCGGAAGACGCTGCGGCCTGGAATACATACATGAAGAAGGGCCGCAACCTTTCCACTGATACAAAACAGTGGCAGGAATACAAATCGGTTCTGGGAAACAAAGTTCCAAACACGGTTGAGAAGTTCCAGAATTTGAAGTATAATGAACCTGATAAGTGGGCCCAACTGAAAACCATGAAACGGCAAACCGTTTTTGTGAATAACGCCGAATGTGTGACAACGCCTAAAAAATACACCGGGTATTTCCTGAAAGATGGCGCAAAACACGCGGATCAATTTTTTGATGTTGGCTATACAGCGGATAACCCATTGCAGCTGCGTTATGATATGGCACGGCAGTTTGATATGAGCAAGGCTGTTGATGTGCAGGAGTTAAATGGCGGTGCGATAATGTTTAATATCTACATGACACTTGGAGTTACAAAACAGCGCACTTTTTTAACGGGATGGATTCAAGATACACCGGATAGCAAACCGAGGATCGTAACCGGATTCAGAAAAAACAAGGAGAATTCGCATGATTAACGAATATGACCGTGTAAAAATCATTAAGACAGGCGATGTCGGTATTGTTGTTGATATCCGGGAGACCAACGGCACGTTTTATCTTGTTGAACGAGACGGTGACAATGAACTATTCGACTGCGCTGAAAGCGAACTGGAAAAACTATGAAAGTTGATTTCACAGACAACTCCAAAGAAGTCCTCGCTGCCATGCATGAGGCCGCTGCCAGGGCGCTGGAAAAGTGCGGGCTGGTTGCAGAGGGCTATGCGAAAAAGCTCTGCCCCGTGGACACCGGTAATCTGCGCAACAGCATTACCCATACGGTAGACGAGCAGGAACCAGCAGCGATCATCGGGACAAACAATGAATATGCCGCGTATGTGGAATTAGGTACCGGCAAATACGCGGAGGGCGGACGGCCGACGCCGTGGGTGTATCAGGACGATGAAGGTCACTGGCACTGGACGGCTGGCAACCCGGCACAGCCGTTCTTGAAGCCAGCGGTGGCCGACCACCAACAGACATATCGGAACATAATCGAGGATGAATTGAAAAATGGATGAAGGCATTATCAAGGCCATCGAAGCCATCACAAAGCGCGGAAACGACGCAGAGGTGCGGCGAAAAGGCGATGGGTACATCGTCTTAGAGGTTAAGAAAACAATCAAATACAGCACTCCCGCGCAATAGGGCACGGGAAAGGGCAATAGGAGCCAACTACTGAGATTTTCTCGGCGGTTGGCTCTTTCGTTTTCGATAAAACCCGCGAGGTACAGCGGTTTTTATACAATCTATCGCCGCGACGAACTGCGGACGAAGGAAAGGAAGATAGAACAATGGCACTTACACGCAAACTTTTGAAGGGGATGGGTCTCACCGACGAACAGGTGGACACCATCATCGAAGCGCATACCGACACCGTGGACGGCTTGAAGGCGGATGTGAGCCGCTACAAGGCGGACGCGGAGAAGTTGCCCACAGTCCAGAAGGAATTGGACGACCTGAAAGCCGCCGGGGACGGCGGTTACAAGGAGAAGTATGAGAAGGAGCACAAGGCCTTTGACGACTTCAAGGCGGACATCACCGCAAAGGAGACCAAGGCCGCCAAAGAAAAGGCGGTAAAAGCCTATTACGAAAGCAAGAACATCACCGGCGACAATCTAACTATTGCTCTGCGCGGCAGCGGCGCGGAGATCGACGGCGTGGAGCTGGACGGCGACAAGATCAAGGACACCGCCGCTCTGGATGCGCTTGTGAGCGGTGCTTTTGCAAAGCTGGTCTCCACTACCACCACGAAGGGTGCCAATATCGCAAACCCTCCGGCGGGCGGAAGCCCCGGCACGATGACGAAAGCGGACATCTACAAAAAGGACGATCACGGCCACTATATGCTGTCCGCATCTGAGCGACAGAAAGCGCTTATGGAAAACCAAATTACTTAACAAGAAAGGATGAATTACATGGCTGCTACGAAAGTTGAAAGCCTGACCAACCCCCGCGATTCCCTGCCCAATACCTATACCAGCGTGACCGCCCGAGAGGTGGATTTCGTCACCCGTTTCAATGACAACTGGGATGCGCTGCGCAACATTATGGGCATTATGCGCCCCATCCGCAAGGCCCCCGGCACAAGCCTGATTTCTTACACCGCTGATGTGGCCCTGGAGGACGGCGACGTCGGCGCTGGCGAGGTGATCCCTTACAGCAAGGCGACGATTACCCAAGCGACCAAGGACGACCTGTCCATCAAGAAGTATGCAAAGGCTGTTCCTATCGAGGACGTTGACAAGTATGGTGCAGAGATCGCGGTGGAGAAGAGCGACGACGCTTTTCTGACCAAGCTCCAGAATGTGGTCCTTGGCAATTTCTATACTTTCCTGAACACCGGTTCTCTCACCGGAACCGCCGCAACCTGGCAGGCGGCACTTGCAAAGGCTCAGGGCGAAGTGCTGAACAAGTTTGCTGGTATGGCAAAAGACGTTACCTCCGTTGTGGGATTTGCTAACATCCTGGACGCATACGACTATCTGGGTGCTGCGGATATTTCCGTCCAGACCCAGTTCGGCCTGAACTATGTCAAGGACTTCATGGGGTACTCCACGCTGTTCCTGTTGCCCACCACCGTTTCCGGCAATAACGCTATTGCCCGCAACACTGTGATCGCAACGCCAGTGGAGAACATCGACCTGTACTATGCAGACCCCGGCGACAGCGAGTTTGCCAGACTTGGCCTGAATTACACCGTGCAGGGCGAGACAAACCTGATCGGTTTCCATGCCCAGGGTAATTACAGCACCGCCGTGGGCGAGAGTTACGCCATCATGGGTATGAAACTGTGGGCGGAATACCTGGACGGCATTGCCAAGATCACGGTCACCCCGGCCCCTTAAGCGCGCGCCTCTCGGGGCTGACGATTGGCGCGCTGACACTGACTCCGGCGTTTGACCCAGACACGACGGAGTATACAGCCACAACCAGCAACGCGACCAACACGGTAACCGCGACCCCGGAAGGAGCAAGCGCCACAGTGACCATCCTAAACGGCAAAACGTCTGTTGAAAATGGCACTGCGGCCACCTGGGCGACCGGAGCCAACACTTTGACTGTGAACGTGAAAAACGGCACGGCGGAGAAAGTATATACCGTGACCGTAACCAAATCGGCGTAAAAGGAGGACAGCGTGATGCTTGAAACGGTTTTGCAGAATTTGAACAACTGGTTTTTAGTTCCGGACGGCGTCCACGCCGGGGAGTTCACTGTGCAGGGCGGGCAGCTCACGCTGCCCTTTCTGCAAACCGGCCAGTATTTCCGGGTGGTGGGTTCCGTATTCAATGACGGGCTCCACCAGTACCCGGTGGCAGACCTGACCGACGAGACGTTTACCGGCTCCGTGTGGGCGCTGGCTGTTCCGAAGGCGGTGATTGAATTGGCCGAAGAAATCGACGCATGGCAGACGAAGAACGGGGATCCAGGGCCGTTTACCTCAGAATCATTTGGCGGCTACTCCTACAGCAAAGCCACCAACGCCAGCGGCATGGCCGTCGGCTGGCAGGATGTATTCAAGAGCCGCCTGAACGACTGGCGGAGAATTAGGGGGATCTGATGAGCCTTTTAGATGATTTTTCCCGCACCTGTGTATTCATGGAAAAACGCCGGGTATCGGACGGTGCGGGCGGTCACTTTGTAGAGTGGGTGGAGGGCGCTGAGTTCACCAACTACCAGGCACTGGATACCTCCATGGAGGCCCGCAGAGCGGAAAAAGAAGGCGTGACCAGCCTGTATTCCGTCCTGGTAGACAAGGCCGTGCCCATCGAGTACAACGACGTATTCAAGGACAAGACCACCGGGGAGACGTACCGCGTGACCTCCAACCCAGAGGAAAAGGTTGCCCCTCGCTCGTCCACACTGCCTCTGAAATACTTTACGGCGGAAAGGTGGGCGCTGACCACATGATTGATTTGCGACAAGGCGACTGCCTGGAACTTCTGAAAGACATCCCAGACGGCAGCGTGGATATGGTACTGTGCGATCCCCCATACGGAATTGATTATCAGTCACAGTGGAAAAAGAATAAATCGGAATGGATGCCAAAGATAAAAAACGACAAACGGCCATTTACAGACTTTATTCCGCTGATTAAGCGAGTAATCATGCCAACCGGATGTGTAATGGTTTTCACAAGATGGGATGTCCAGCAGAAATTCATTGATGAAATGAACGCAAACGGGCTAAAGGTGAAAAATGTTCTGATTTGGGATAAGGAAATTCACGGAATGGGCGATTTGAAACATTCCTTTGCAAGCCGTTACGAATCAATAATTTTCAGCAGTGAAAAAGGATTTCTGTTTAATGGGAAACGTCAACAAGACATCATCAAATTCCGCCATGTTCTTCCAAGCGAATTAGTACACCCAAATGAAAAACCTGTTGGCTTGCTGGAATGGCTCATTTCAAAATGCGCGAGACAACATGGAACAGTTTTTGACCCGTTTATGGGAAGCGGTTCCACCGGAGTTGCCTGCGTAAACACGGGCCGAAACTTTGTCGGTATGGAATTAGACCCCGGATATTTTGAAGTGGCTCGAAAGCGAATTGAGGACGCACAAAAGGCGGTGGGCACATGACCAAGAACAAAGCCCTTTATGCCTGGTTCAACGATGGGGAAATCCCGTTTTACCGTGCGTCCTCTGTCCCTGACGATGTGCTCATGCCCTATGGCACCTACGAGTACACCGACGGGGCCTTTGATACCGGGGAAATCGGCCTGACGGTCAACCTATGGTTTCGCACGGAGAGCGAGGCTATTCCAGATGAAAAGGCCAAGGAGTTGTCCAAACGCATTGGCTACGGTGGCGTGTACATCCCCTGTGACGAAGGATATATTTGGCTGAAACGGGGCTCTCCATGGTGCCAGAGCCTCACATATGAGGAAGATCCCGCAATTAAACGAAGATACATAAATATTACTGCTGAATATCTGACATTCAGCTAGAAAGGAGGCCCACATGGGCAAATTTACTGTAATCCCGCAAAGCACATTCGAGGAAATGCAGCTTGACGCGGGCGTGATTTTGAAGAAGTTCACCCCAGCGACACCGACGGCTCCGGCAGATGAAGATATTGTATGCCCGACCACCGGCGGCATCAATATTTCCTGTGTTCCTACTTACTCCGACTTGGGGGAGGATGTGGACAATTGCCCCACCAACACCAAAGAATTGAAGCATCTGGACGGTTGGGAGTGCAAAGTGTCGTTCACCTCCCTGGGTACATCCACGGCTAGTATCAAGCTGGCCCTGGGCGCGGCTGACGTGACTGGAAATAAGATCGTGCCCCGGCGTGACCTGAAGCAGACGGACTTTTCCGACCTCTGGTGGGTAGGAGACCGAGCGGACGGCGGCATGGTTGCCGTGTGCCTGAAAAATGCACTGTCTACCGGCGGCTTTACGCTCCAGACCACGAAGAACGGCAAGGGGCAGGTCTCTGTGGAGCTGACCGGCCATGTGTCCATTGACGCGCAGGACACTATGCCCATGGAGTTTTACAGCGCGGCTCCTGCGGAGGTGGGCGGCTGATGAAACTATCTGACGTAAAAGGTGATCGCACCCTGGAAGTAATCGCAGATCTGATCGAGCCAATCTGCAACATTGCGGAGGACGAGAACGCCGCCGCCCTGTTTAAGCGGGAACAACTGCCGGATGGCATGACAGCCAAGAAGTTCCTTTTACAGAAGGCAAAAAAGGCCGTTCCCGCCCTTCTGCGCGGTCATAAGGGCGATGTAATCTCCATCCTGTCCTCCATTGAGGGAACAAGCCCGGAGGCTTACACGGGCGCTCTGAGTCTGGTAAAACTGACCAAGGATTTTATTGACCTGATGACAGACGAAGCGTTCACGGAACTTTTTATCTCAGCGCAGAGCACAGAAAAACCCTCTGGCTCTGCGCAGGAGAATACCAAGGCCCCCGTAGCGTAAAGGCGTTCCTGCGGTATGCCCTTGCCCGCGCCAAACAGGACAGCGTGGACAAAACATACCGGGTCTATGTGACAGACGCGCTCAAAGCAATCGCGGAAAACACGGCGCGGTACGTGGGGGGCGGCTATATCAAGGCGCGGTATGCTGACCTCGTAGAGCCGAATCCGGAGGAAACCAGGACGCCGGAACAAATCGTTGACCGAATGAAAGAAAAAATCGCAAAGGTCGGAGGTGAGGACGATAAACCTGTTTGACTTGTATGCAAAAATTACGCTGGACACCAGCGGATACGAAAATGGGCTGGACAATGCTTCCGGCAAAGCGTCCGGCTTTGCCGACAAGTTGAAAAGCGGCCTTGCTACTGCGGCAAAGGTGGGAGCTGCGGCTTTGACAGCTGCGGCTACTGGCATGGCGGCGCTGACAAAGGCGTCCATTGACCAATATGCCGAGTATGAGCAATTAGTGGGTGGCGTCGATACCCTCTTTAAGACTGCATCGGACAAGGTGCAGGAGTACGCCGCAAACGCATACAAGACCGCTGGCATGAGCGCCAACGAATATATGGACACGGTGACCAGCTTTTCGGCCTCCCTGCTCCAGAGCCTTGGCGGAGATACAGAAAAAGCAGCTCAAAAGGCGGACCAGGCCATCACCGACATGGCAGACAACGCCAATAAGATGGGCACCGGCATGGAGATGATACAGAACGCCTATCAGGGTTTTGCAAAGCAGAACTACACCATGCTGGACAACCTAAAACTCGGGTATGGCGGCACCAAAGAGGAAATGGAGCGTCTGCTTGCGGACGCGGAGAAGCTGTCTGGGCAGAAGTTTGATATTTCATCTTACTCCGACATCGTAGACGCCATCCATGTGGTGCAGACGGAAATGGGCATTACCGGGACAACGGCAAAAGAGGCTGCGTCTACTATTCAGGGCAGCGTCAGCGCGGCAAAGTCCGCATGGAGCAACCTGATAACCGGCATTGCAGCCGACAACGCAGACCTTGATACGCTGATTGGCAATTTTGTCAGCAGCGTGGAGACGGCGGCTGGAAATATTATTCCGCGCGTTAGTGTCATGTTGGGCGGCATTTCACAGCTTGTTACATCTGCATCTACCACTATTATCCCGATGGTCATAACAACCATCACAGACAACCTGCCTGCGCTTTTGCAGGCGGCGGTTGCGCTTGTCGGCGCATTGGGACAGGGTATCATTGATAGCCTACCTGCAATTACGCAAGCAGCAATCGACATTCTTTTCTTCCTTGCGAATGGCCTGATAGAAAACCTGCCCACGCTTATTGACGGCATTGTGCAAGTGACCTTGACGATTGTGCAGATGCTGACAAGCCCGGACTTTTTGACGCAACTCATTGAAACGGCAATCTTGCTGATTATGACGCTTGCGCAGGGCCTGATTGACGCGATTCCGCAGCTTATCGCGGCAGTACCTATGATTATTGGCAACTTGCTCGCCGCAATCATTGTAGAGCTGCCGAACATTATCCAGATGGGCATTGATCTTCTGTTTGCGCTGATTGACGGAATTATCAAGTGCATCCCGGAGCTGGTCGCGGCAGTCCCTACGCTGATTATTGCGTTCGTCAACGGCATCGTGAACAACCTTGACAAGATCATCCTTGCAGCGCCGCAGATCATTGTATCGCTGATTACCGGCATTATCGGGGCAATCCCGGAATTGATTGCAGCCGTCCCGCGCGTTATCGCTGCTATTGCCGACACAATCAGAAACTACGACTGGGGCGGCATCGGTAGAAACATCGTTCAGGGGCTGAAAGACGGTATCGCCGGAATGTGGGACAATATCAAGGATTGGTTCAACGAAAAGGTGAATAGCCTTGTCGGCGGCGTGAAGCGCATTTTGGGCATCCACTCCCCTTCCAAGGTCTTTGCCGGAATCGGCGGTTTCATGGCCGAAGGTCTGGGCGAAGGCTTTAGCGATGAATTCGCGGCTGTAAAAAATGACATTGAAGGCAGCATGAATTTTGACGCTGGAACCATTACAGCAGATGCAAACATCAGCAGAAACTATACAAGTGGCTCTTACGGAGCGGCAAGCACAAGCGGGGGTGGCGATTCCGGCAGAATTGTAATGCTGCTGGAACAGTATTTGCCTATGTTGGCAAATATGAAAGTCATCATGGACAGTGGCCAGGTTATCGGTTTGCTTGCCCCAGGCATGGATGAAGAACTGGCCAAAATCAATGCAAGGAAGGCAAGGGCTGTATGATAGGAAAAGTATTTTTTGACGGAAAAGACACTTACACAGAATACGGCCTGCTTCTTGCGAGCAAGTCCATTTCTTTGCCGGAAGTCCGCACGAATATGATTGATGTTCCGGGCCGGGACGGTCTGCTGGACGCTTCCGAGGTGTTGACCGGCGAAGTGACCTACAAAAACCGCACCATTGTACTGAAGCTCACCGGCGTGGACACGGTGAGCGGCAAGAAATGGCCTGCCACGATTTCTGACTTCTGCAACAAAGTCCACGGCAAGCGCGTGAAAGTGACCTTCCCCGAGGACACCGCCCATTATTACAGTGGGCGATGCTCCGTTGGGAGGGTGGAGCTTGTCAAAATGATGCAGACCATCCCGGTCACAGTCAGCTGCGACCCGTGGAAATACAAGAACGCAAAAACCACGGTCACGGGGACCGTGCCCGAATCGGGCACGCTGTCCCTGACACTGGCCAACGAGCGCCGGCCGGTGGTCCCAACCGTGGAGGTGTCGGCGGCTGCAACGCTGACCTTCGGCGGCAAGGACATCGCGGTGGCAGCCGGCAGCCATCGTAGCCTGGACATCCGCCTGGCGGCCGGCAGCAACACCCTTGCCATCACGGCCGCAGCCGGGACCACAGTGTCCGTCACCTATCAGGAGGCATCGCTATGAGCTACACTGGCGCGGTATGCGGCAAGGCTGTTGCCGGGCTTGCCGTCTGTGGCACGGATCCCCAGGAGACTGCGCAGGACTTTGCTGGCTATCAGCTGCGTTACGGGGATTACATCCTGTACGATCCGCGCGGCGCCAACGAGACGGACCGGCTGTGCGCCTCGGCGGCGTCGGTGGACCTTACCGCCGGCAAGGCCGGGAGTATGGCGTTCTCTCTGCCACCGGATCATCCCTACCGGGACAAGCTGCCCTATATGCGGCCCGGTCTGGAGCTGCTGCAGGGCCGGTATGTGGTGTGGCGGGGCCGCATCACATCCCAGGTGTGCGACTTCACCAACAGCCTGAAGGTATCGGCAGAGGGCATTATGGCAGTGCTGAACGATACCACAGTGCCACCGTTCACGTTTCCGGACGATTTCGCCGATGAGGCAGACTATCAGGCAGCCGCCAACAGCGGCAACGTGGTGGATTACCTGTTCCGCTGGCTCCTGATGCAACACAATGCCAAGGCCTCAGCCGAACAGCAGATCAAGCCCGGCGTGTGTACGGTGACGGATGCCAACAACTACATCACCCGCAGTTCCACCAAGTATCTTACCACCATGGATGCCCTGACCTCCAGGCTTTCCGGATCGTCCCTGGGCGGGTATCTGCTGATTCGGTACGAGGCCGACGGCAACTACCTGGACTACTATGCAGATCTGCCTCTCACCAACGCCCAGGCCGTTACCTTTGGAGAGAACCTCCTGGACCTGGAGCGCCAGCTGGCCGGGGCCGATATCTACACGGCTATCCTGCCGGTGGGCCATGACGGCCTGACCATCACAGAGCTACCGGACGGCGACATTACGGACGATCTGGTCAAGGAAGGCCCTTACGCCTGGTCTCGGGCGGCCGTCCAGAAGTACGGCTGGATCTGCCCCGGCCCCACAGACTGGCAGGACGTCACCGTTGCCGCGAATCTTCAGTCTTATGCGGCGGCCCGGCTGGCCACGTCCGGCTGGGCGCTGGAGGAGTCCATCACCTGCAAGGCCATCGATCTGCACGTTACGGATGCCGCCGTGGCCGCCTGGCGGGTAGGGCGCTATACCATGCTGGCCACCACGCCTCACGGCATCCGGGCGGCCATGCCTCTGCTGCAAATGCACATTGATCTCTTGGACCCGGCGCAGACCACCGTCACCATGGGCCGGACGCGGCGTACCTTTACCGGCGACGTGGAGGACGAGCGCAACCGCGTATCCCAGGGCATGGAGCAGGTGCGGCAGGAGACCGAGGAGCGGATCAACACGGTGAGGCAGATCCTCACCGAGCGCATGACGCAGATTTCCCAGTCGGACCGGCAGATCCTTCTGGAGGCGCTGGAACAGTATGTGGAGATCGGGGACTTCGAGAGCTACAAGAAGGTCGTGGACGCCACTCTGGCCATCCTGCCGGATCAGATCCGCATGGAGGTGTCCGAGGAGATCACAGAGCAGGTGGAGGACGCCACCGGCGATATCCGCCAGACCGTTCGCACCATGAACCAGTACATGAGCTTCACGGCGGCCATGGGCATGCTCCTGGGCAGCGAGGGCGACCCCGTAAAGGTGCAGATCAACAATCAGGGCCTAAACATCATCCGGGAGACCCTGGCTCTGCTGTCCATCAACCAGCGGGGCGTATATACGCCGTCGCTGTACATCCGGCCCATGGATCCGGACGACCCCACCGCCGGGTGCCTGTATCTGGGCAATCTGGTGGTCCGGGTGAACCCGGACGGCTCCGTGGTAGGCGCGAGGGGGGTGAATGCCAATGGGTGAGCTGTACGGCTCCAAATCCACATACGGCTGGCAGCTGTGGCTTGGGTATACCATCCAGCAATCCCGCAGCAACAACCGCAGCACCATTGCCCTGTCGCTGCAGATCTACGACGGCACCGGCGAGAGCTATAACCAGGCGGCCAACAGCTGCTATTACGTCCTACAGGGCACCAAGGTGTACCATCCCTACAGCTACACCGCCAAGGGCTGGTACGATCTGGGCACCAAGACCATCACCGTGGACCACGATGCCAATGGCGAGGCCACGGTAACACTGTCCGCTGAGTGGCACAGCGGCTTTACCTCTCAATGGACGCCAGCGTCTCTGTCTGTATCCGGCAAGGTCACGCTGCCTACCATCCCCCGGGCATCCTCTTTGGCGGTCCCGTCTATGACGCTGGGCAGCCCCGCCACGCTGGACGTCGCCAAGGCAGACAGCAGCTACACGCACCGGATCACATACGCCTGGGGCACCCACTCCGGCGTGGTGTCAGCAGAGACGGGCGCGACGTCCATTACCTGGACGCCGCCCCTGGAACTGGCCAACGATATCCCCAATGCTGCTGCCGGCGTGGGTACCCTGACCATCACCACATACAGCGGTGATACGGCCTTGGGCAGCCAGTCTTATAGCTTTACGGCATCCGTGCCTGCCAGCGCGGCCCCTGCGGCCTCTGTGGCGCTTTCGGACGCCGCCGGGTATGCAGATACCTATGGAGCTTACGTGCAGACCAAGAGCCGTTTGAAGGCCGTCACGACGGCCAGCGGGAAATACGGGGCGACGATCAAGGGCTATACTTTGGCCATTTCCGGCCTGACGGCAACCGGGGCTACAGCCACTACTGGCGTGCTGCCGGAGTCCGGCACGGTGGCCTATGCCGTCACCGTTACAGACTCCCGGGGGCTGTCCACCGTCCTGCGAGGGACCATCACCGTGCTGCCCTACGCCGCGCCCGGTGTGCGCTCCATCAGCGCCGCCCGCTGCGATGCAGACGGCACGGACAACCCCGCCGGAGATCATGCCAAGGTGTCCTTTGTGGGCGCGGTGGCGCCGCTGGCCACCCAGAACACGGCCGCTTATGTCATCCGCTACCGGGCCCAGGGGGCGGACACCTGGAGCTCCCAGGCCGTGCCGGACGCCGCCGGGCAGTATACACCCAGTGCCTATGGCGTCATCCCGGCCGCGGTGGACACCGTCCATGAGGTGTGCATAGCCGTCACCGACGCACTGGGTAGCACGGCCAGCCTGATTGTGGTGCTGCCATCGGCGCAGGTGCTGTTCCGGACGGCGCCGGCTGTGGACGGTCTGTCCATCGGCCAGTATCTGACCGAGGCGGCCACGCTGATTGTGGGCGGACTCATCAAGCACCTGAAGCTGCCCGGTCCCGCGGCGGTGTTGTTCGGAGGCAAGCCCCTCCTGGACTACCTCCACCCCGTCGGCAGCGTCTACCAGTCCACGGACCCCACATCCCCAGCGGACCTGTTTGGAGGCACCTGGGAGCAGATCAAGGACGTGTTCCTTTTGGCGGCTGGAAATTCTCATGCGGCGGGCTCCACCGGCGGCGAGGAGGAGCACATCTTGACGGCGGCGGAGATGGCAAACCACACCCACGGCTACGATTACACGGGCCAGAGCGACGCCACCGGCACCGGGGCCATCAAGATCGTGTCTCCCAATGGCACCGCCAACGCTTACACGGGCAAGGCTACGTCCAACTGCGGCGGCCAGGCCCACAACAATATGCCGCCGTACCTGGCCGTGTACACATGGCGCAGGACGGCTTAAAGGGGGGAGAATATGGCACTTGAAAAAGTGGTGTACGTGGACGGCGAAACGATCATCGAAGCCGCCCAGCTGAACGCCATCCAAGATGAGATTATCCGGGTGGCGGCGGAGGTGGACGACGGCGGGCTGGTAGGCCCGACCGGCCCGCAGGGACCGAAGGGCGACACGGGCGCGACCGGTCCGCAAGGTCCCAAAGGCGACACCGGCGGCACCGGCCCGCAGGGCCCCAAAGGCGACACCGGCGACACCGGCCCCAGGGGCCCCGCTGGCCACGCCCCGGTGAAGGGGACGGACTACTGGACGGCAGCGGACAAGGCGGAGATAGTCGCTGATGTGCTGGCGGCCCTGCCGGATGGGACGGAGGTGAGCTACTGATGGCAAAGAAGCTCTATGAGGAGGCAAGCGTCCAGGCCATCGCAAATGCCATCCGAGCCAAAAACGGCAGTACGGCCACCTATAAAATCGCCGAAATGGCCGGGGCCGTCCAGGCCCTCACCGGCGCGGAGGATGTGCAGTGGCATCAGTGCCCGGAAGCGGTACGCAATTACCTTGCCAACGTGACCTATGACCCAAGCGACTACAGCACGTCACAGATTGCCGACTATGCGCCTGCTGCGGCTGTCCAGAGCAACACCAAGCCCATCGGGAAAGTCGTTGACGGCAAAACCTTTTACAATGAGCCGCCGAATGTCCTGACCCCGTTTGCCACCACTCATAAGGCAGGAACACTCAAGCCTTTAGACCAGGTCCGATGGGTCAACACCTCGCAGACACAAAATGTCCGTGATATTGGCGGCTGGGCTTGTGACGGTGGCACTGTCAAATACGGGAAAATATTCCGTGGTGCTGAACCCGATCAAGCAGACGCAACTTTGCTTACTGAGGAAGTCGGAATAAGAGCTGAGTTGGAGCTACAGGGAACGGAAGGCGGCAACTCTAACGTCCTTGCTGGGAAAGTGGATTATTGCTGCCCTTTGAATGGCTCCTACTGGGCTTATTACTCTGCGATTCTTAACAATAAACCGCAGGCAAAGGAAGCGCTTGAATTCGCAATGTCTTGCGCTTGCCATGGGAAACCGGTCTATGTCCACTGTTCTGCCGGGGCAGATCGCACGGGCACGGTCGTTTGTATTCTGGAGGGAATCCTCGGCGTGTCACAATCTGATTGCGATAAGGACTACGAAATGACCTCCTTCACAGGCAGCGGAGATAACAGTTACCTGCGTAAAAGATGCGGAAGAACAGCGGAAGAAACAGGAACTGTCGCAGAAACTGAATACAAGCAGTTTATCTCCGGCATCGCAGCATTGCCGGGTGCCACATTCCGGGATAAATGCGTGAATTTTGTCTTGTCGTGCGGAATCACAGCAGAGCAGATAAACGCATTCCGCGCCGCTATGATCGACGGGACGCCGGAAACATTGTCGCCAACGGTCAGCAGTTATACAGTATCCCGGGCGCTTGCTGGGGCTACTGCGGATAACAGTGCAGCGTCGGCCACACAGTACCAGCCGTATGAGACGAAGATCGAACCGGCGGACGGTAAGGTTATCAGCAGCGTAAAGGTCACCATGGGCGGTGTGGACATCACGTCCGCCGTATTCTCCGGGCAGCGGACGAATATGCGGCACGCGGTCACAGCAAGCCTGACAAACTGCGCCACTAATAACCGCAAAAAGGCTGTGATCGACGGCGAAGGCTATGGCGCAACGATCACGGCGGCCACCGGATGCACCTTGGACGGAGCGGCAGTGAAAATTATGATGGGAGGTATAGATATGTCAGCAACATATTATTCTAACGGAAAGATCGCTATCCCGAACGTGACTGGGGATATTGCAATTACCGTAACAGCCGTGGCCACAGCGCCCAATTATACCAACTTGTTCGACGCAAGCAAAATGTATTCGGGGCAAAGAATCAATTCCAGCGGACAACTGGAGGCCAACAGCGCGTGGAATGTCTCGAACAATATTAGCTATGTAGCAGGTTCGACTTCTACAGTCAGGATTAAGGGAATCGGAAGTCCTACAGCGAACGATGGACGCGTTGTTTATAGTACCGATAATGGGGCGAGTTGGTATGGTGCGGTTTATGTCAAGAACTCCACCGATTATGCCTACGATGCGGCAAATGACATCATTTCTTTCACCCTTAAAACGCCAAACCCGAATATGTTCCGGATTTCGTTTCCGTCTACTGTCGATATAAATGGACTCATTATTACGGTGAATGAGGAAATTTTTTAATCGAGTAGGTATGCGGTATAAAAGAAAACACGATCAAGGCCCCCGGGGCGGCGTAATCGGCAAAATAGCCAAACATGCGGAACAAAATACAGTAAAAATCACAAATTGAAAGGAGATTTTACATGAAAGAGAACACGATCAAGGCCGTGCTGGCGGCCGCCCTGGGGGCACTGTGTGCCTACGGGGTGCAGCTGCTGGTGCCGGTGCTGGTGCTGGTGGTGGTTATGCTGCTGGACTACGCCACGGGCATGACCAAGGCATGGAACGCCGGGGAACTGTCCTCCCGGGTGGGCCTGCGGGGCATCCTGAAGAAGGTGGGCTACTTGGTCATCGTCACCGTGGCCGCTGTGGTAGACTGGCTGCTGCGTTACGGAGCCGACACCCTGGGCTGGGACTGGCCGGTGGAGTTCCTGTTTGCCAGCATCGTCATCATTTGGCTGGTCATCAACGAGCTGCTGTCCATCCTGGAGAATGTTTCGGCCATTGGCGCACCGGTGCCGGGCTTTATGCAGGCCCTGCTGAAAAAGCTGAAGGTACACACTGAGGACACGGCAGAGGAGAACCTGCCGGGAGAGGAGAATAGCGATGAGTAAGAAGGTCTACATCAGCCCCAGCGACCAGGTGAGCAACGCTTACGCCTGGGGCAACACCAACGAGCACGTCCAGTGCCAGAAGATCGCCGAAGCGGAGGCGGCAGCCCTGCGCCGCAGCGGCGTGGAGGTGCAGGTGGCGGCTCTGGGTTCCACCATGGCCCAGCGCTGCGCCCAGTCCAACAGCTTCGGTGCGGACATCCACAACTGCGTCCACACCAACGCCTGCAACGGCAAGGTCATGGGCACCCGGCTGTTCTGCTACGCCATCCCCGGCAAGGGGTATGACGCCTGCAAGGCGGTGTTTGCGGAGCTGGCTCCGCTGTCTCCCGGCACGTCCGAGAACGTGCAGAAGAACCCCAACCTTTACGAGGTGCGTATCCCTGCGGCTCCCACGGTGTACTGTGAGTGCGAATTCCACGACACGGCGGAGGGTGCCAAGTGGATCGTGGAGCACACCACGGAGATCGGCGAGGCCATCGCCAAGGGTCTGTGCAAGTACCTGGGCGTGGCCTTCGTCCCGGCTCAGACGCAGAAGCCTGCCGAAGAACCCAAGGCCGACGCCGAACAGGTGCTGTACCGGGTCCAGGTGGGAGCCTTCGCCGTCCGCGCCAACGCCGACAGGATGCTGGAAAAGCTGAAAGCGGCGGGGTTTGCCGGGTTCGTGGTGAAAGGGAAGAAGTAAGACTATAATTGCCCCTAAATTTAAAAAGTTTAGGTGAGGAAGGTGAGTAATCGGGTACATTTCCCTATAACTATTTCTATATACGCGCGTACTAAGAAGAAGTTATAGGGATTTTAGCCCGATTACTCACCTAACTCACCTAAGTGCCTTAGATACAAAGAAAACACTCCCTACCATTACGGTAAGGAGTGTCTTTTTGTTTGGACAAATACCGTTCCCCACGCAATGTAGGGTTCGGATATACGTCCAATGGTGGAGCTGAGTTGTTCATAAACGAACCTATCTTCCACAGGAACGGAATCTGCTTGTTGTTCGATTTTCTCCAGAAGTGCAGTGTCAAGCGTGACGGCATTGTCTCCAGAATTGAAAATCAACGTGATTTTGTCATCGTAGAGATAAACCGCATTGACCAGTACAGAAATGAGCGCCTTTTGATATTTTATGCTGTCGGGGTCGCCCTTCCGGAGTGCATTCAAGAAGAAACGCACCTCCGAAACAGTTAGCTTGACCTGCTTCGCCTTTTCGAGCGTCAGTTGAAGCTCCGTGTCGGACTTCTCTTTCTCCAGTAGCGGAATCTGTTCGTACAAGGTCTTTCGTATCAGATTGCTGTCGCATTCCATAATAGCCGACATTAGGTTTTTCCGTTTCCGCTCTATGTCGGCCAGCTGCTTACTCAAGCGCTTGACATTTGTCATATCTTGATCTCTCTGTGAGGCGGCAACGACTTCACGGGAAATACGCTCTATATTCTCAGGCGTGAGCAGTTTCCGACATTCGGAAATGACAAGTTTTTCAATAAAATCCTTCTGCACGTTCTTTTTCTTGCATAGTTTTTTCTTCCGGTTGTTGCAAATGTAGTAGTGATGAACGGCACTTGTGTGTGACGTGCCGGAATAGCCGGTCATCATCTCTTTGCAATGGCCGCAGAAGAGCTTTGTTGTCAGAAGATATTCCTCTTTTGCCCTTGCTCTGGCAGGGGCTTTTCTGTTTTTCTCCATCATTTCTTGCACCTGCATGAAAAGGTCATCATCTATAATCCGGGGTATTCCGTTTGGGATTTCTGTCCCTTTGTAGGTGTAAGTGCCAATATAGCGCTTGTTTTGCAGCATCTTTCGCAAAGAGTTTTTATTGAACGCTGACCCTCTGGAGGTTACTATATTTCGAGCGTTCATCATGGTGATTATCTCCGTAACTGTTTTGCCGTTGGCGTACATCTCAAAGATTTCGCGGACTACAGGCGCGGTATCTTCATCAACCTGAAAGTGCCTATCCTTATCAACCTTGAAGCCCAACGCAATGCCTCCGCCGGTGCAAAGGCATTTTGAGGCGTTTATATCCAAGCCGCGCCGGATTTTCTGTGAAAGCTCCGCACTGTAATATTCGGCCATTCCCTCAAGAACGCTCTCAATAAGAATCCCGCTTGCATCTTGTGAAATGTTCTCGCGAGCGCTGAGGACGCGAACGCCATTTTTCTTGAGCTTCTTCTTGTATACGGCGCTATCATACCGATTTCGCGCGAAACGGTCAAGCTGATAGACGAGAATGCCCTGAAAGGTCTTTTTCCCGCTATCCTCAATCATCCGCAGAAATTCGGGGCGGTTGTCGTTGGTGCCAGTCAAAGCCCTATCGATATATTCCCCGATAACCGTATAGCTATTACGTTCTGCATATTCATAGCAGGCTTTCAGCTGTCCCTCAATACTCTGTTCTGTTTGACTGTGTGAGGAAAACCGGGCATATATGACTACATTCATACCAGCAGCCCCCTTTCAATCAGCTTTTCATTCAAAAAAACGTAGTAATCATTAAATACTTGAACGGAATCTCCTTGAAAACTGTCGCACTCACAAAGAAATTCTGTTATATTGCTTCCGCTTGTGAGCGGCATTTCGAGGCTATTGTACAGAGAATCATAGATTCTTTTCCGCATTCGCCTGAGCTGTTGCCGGATGTTTCTTACTGCCTGTTCACAAGGTAGGTGAGTATAGCTCAGTTCATCGGACAAAACACATGGGCTAAGCCTTTTGCAGTATTTTGTGTTTGACGTTGCACGGCATATAGGAACGCAAAAAGGCTTTCCACAATGGGCGCATAGCATGAATTTATATTTGTTTATAGACAAATACCGAATGACAGATAGGACAATACATATTAAATTTTCACAGTAGCATAGCAAAGCCCCATCTGTACTAATTGCCGGAAATGAAACGCCATACATTCCGAGGGATGTTTCAATATCCGTTGTGTGCCGCCCTTCGGCGCAAATCGTCTGCACAATGTTTATTGAGTCTTGTATGGTGGTATCGGACGGGTTTACGCTCTGCACAAAACGAACAAGCCCATTATCACCGTCATTGAGGTTGAAAATATCTTTTCTTGCATCGAACGTATAAAAACAGAACGTGTCATGCTCAAAATCTGAAACGGCGCAGTTCATCTCTCCGATGGTCAATTTGAACATACTATTTCCCTCCTTGCAAATGTTTCCTTTCAACATAATTATACCGCAACACAAGCACTCAGTCAACAATCGAAATAACAATTATAATAAAAGCATGAGAGTTGCGCAGCCCTTAAATCCATGAAAGGAGATAGGTTGAATGAAGACTGTAGCGAACAGAGAAGTTCGGGACGCTATCAAGCACAGTGGCGCATATCAGTACGAGATTGCTTATGCAATCGGCATTTCTGAGGCTACTCTTTGCGTGTGGCTGAGAAAGGAACTGTCCAGCGAGCGCAAGCAGCGCATTCTGGCAGCTATCAAAGAGCTGTCCGCAGCCTGTTAAGGGTGGCGGCGCATGGTTGAGGTTGTCATCAGCCAGAAACAAGCGCGAGCGCTTGCACAGCTGATTTACAGAGACATTCACAAATACTGTGAAGATCATCGAGAAGAGTATGAGGCTTTTTTGAGGGAAGAGCAGAAAGGAGCGGGACAGAATGCCGTATCAGCAGATCGACAAGGAACACTATCCGCAGCTGTATAAGAACAAGCGGCAGCGGGTTGTTCTCTCTGCAATCGGTACAGGCCGGGAGCAGGGCGCACACCTCCGAGACCTCCACCGGGCAACGGGCTTCGGAGAAAGAAGCGTCCGCAAGGTAATTGAAGATATTCGACGCGCGGGAGTGGTGGTCTGCAATAGCCTTGACGGGTATTTCTTCCCGGAAACGCTGGACGAGCTGAGGCTCTATGTCCGGCAGGAGGAGCGGCGAGGCCGCAGCACGTTCTACACATTGGGTTCGGCGCGGCGGCTGCTGCAAGAGCTGGAGGAGGTGGAAACAGGTAATGAAGAGGCGTGAACAGCGGGCAACATGGTTCAAGTGCTTTCTGAGCAGCAAGGCCACAATCGACGCAATACCAGACGAAAACGTCGGTAAGGGGCTGAAAGCGGCCTTCGCATACTTCGAGAACAAAACCATCCCAGAGCTTGACCCGCTCTCAAATGTCGTTTTCTGTGCCATGCGTCCATATATCGACGAGGCATTCAGTGACTACGAGGCGAGCGTGGAATCAGGGCGCAGAGGTGCAAATAACCGTTGGAGCCGTGAAGACGGATAGCCCCCATATACCCTCCCCATACCGCCCCTATAGCCCCAGTATAGGGGTGGTTAGAGAAGCAGATACAGAAGCAGAAACAGATACAGAGAAAGAAAAAGAGTGTGTATATCTCTCTTTGGTTCTTTCTCTCCGAAAAAAACATCAAAACCGGCGTTCAGCCGAGAATATCATCACACATAGGAGGAATAAACCATGAAAGCAGTTATGAACAAGGAAACCGTCGAGGTCAGCATCAAGGAGCAACTGGCGCAGCTCATCAGCAAATACAACGCCTCTCAGCAGAGCCTTGCCGACAATGTCCGGGCGCTGAATCAGAAGTACAAAGAGGACGTGCAGGCGAAAACCTACACGCCGGAACATCTCCGCGAGGTCTACGAAGAAAACAAGGCCGCTCTGCTGGCCGCAGCTGCTGAGAAAGCGACGGCACTGAATGCTTCGGCGCGTGGCGTTGTTGAGCATCTGAGCGGCAAGGCGGTTCCCGCGCTCAGCGCATCCGAGAAACCCGCTGACTACGCCGTGAGAATTAGCAACGCCTTGCAGTTCATCCAGCTGGAGGGCGCGGCTATCAGCGACGAGACCGCCGCGCAGATTCTCCGGGACTTCACCGGCGATATGGAAATCATGCAGCGGTTCCGCTCCGTGCTGGAAAAGCAGATCGCGCCCAGTGACCGGCAGATCGCTGACCAGTACGGCAACACGACTTTCCCGCACACCTTCGGCCAGCTCTTCAAATACGAGAAGTTCCGCGACGCTCTGGCAGAGCTTCAGGAAATGGCCGATACGCTCTTTATCCGCAAGCTGTCCCAGACAGAGACCGAATACCTGCACGGTGCTACGCTCTCCGTGCCGACTGACGGCTATATGCAGCTTGTAACCGAGCGAAACATCATCGAACAGGCCGAGACGGTCGAAAACATGATCTCCGAGCTGTTCGCAACTACCGAATAAACCGGGCGACAGGCAGTTGTAGGCGCTGCTTTTCGTCAAGTTTATAGTGCTACAGGCGTTCGTGGCGTTCGGACTGTAGCGCCGCCTCCTGAGCCGGAGTAGCCAACGGTTCAGGAGGTGCTTTATATCTCAGGCAGGGAGGTGAGAATATGAACAAGAATCTGATTCCGATGAACGAGCGAACAAAGGAAGAGCAAAGAGAAATCGCCCGAAAGGGCGGCAGGGAAAGCGGAAAAGTTCGGCGGCGCAAGCGCACCATGAAAGACGCTGCACAGCTCATCTTGCAGTTACCTGTCGGCGCAGAACAGGCGGCGCTTTTGCAGAAATACGGCATTGCAGAAAGTGACTGCACAAACCTTATGCTGCTTATTGTGAAAACCGTTCAAATGGCTGCTGACGGCAATCTGAAAGCGGCGGAGTTCATCCGCGATACATTGGGCGAAAATCCGCAGTATAAGATTTACGAGAAGCGGCTGGAATACCTGATTGCCGATAAGGAAGCAGCTCACACGCTTGCCGACGAGTGGGTCGCCTCTATTCCGGATTGGGAGGAGTAGCCAGAAAAGCCTCTCAGAGGCCGCAGGAGGCGCCGGAAGCTCTGACAGGGAAAGGATAGCGGCAGAGCATCAAAGAACGGTTCAGGCGGCTGTAACGGGTTGGAAATAGGAAGAGCGGGGGCTTGTGCCTCCGCTCTTCTGACGTTCTCCGTTATTCTGCCTCTGCTGTCCGCATTCGGTCGTATTCGTCCACCAGCTCCACAAGCATCATGGAAATGGTGTTCGCATCCTCTGACAGCCCATCATCCGCATTAGAAAAGATCATGTCGAGGGCGTGAGTCAGTGCTCTGATTCTGAGAAATACTGCTGTCTTGTCCATGTGAAAAATCCTCCTATTCGTTTCCTGAAATTGCCTCCAGCTCTGCCAACGCTTGCTTGTGGTGGCGGAATACCCTCTGCTTGTAGTTGTCGTATTTTTCATTGAAATCCGGCTTTCCTCCGTATGCAATGAAAAGCACATCTTCCCATTCCTCCGAATCGAGATAACGCAGCCGCAGCACAAGCCGCCTATCGGCGTTCGGCAATCGCCGAATAAGGGCTTCAAGGGCTTTCTGCTCTGCGTCCCGCTCCGCTATGAGGGAATCTATCTCACTTCTCAGATCGGCGATTCTGGCGACGGTATCGGCCATTCTGTCATGCTGGAAGCTGGAGCCTTTGGGCATCCCTGACAGGTTCGGAGTGGATGGAGAACCGGCCTTTGCTTCCAACTGCTCCAGTCGTTCAATTTGCAGGTCAATTTCCCGGTTCAGGTCTCTGTATGCCTTGAAACGTGCGGTCATGTCCATGATGAAAACCTCCTCCCTCTGAACGTCTGCAAGCGCATTATAGCATTCAGAGTTGTGTTTGTGTGGATTCTTGCGCAAATGAGAACGCGCGATTAAAAATTGCGAAAATCTTACTGAACGGTAAGTGAAAATAGCTGCATTCTGTGACTGTCCGCAGATTGTCCACGGACAGTCCGTGGACAATCCGCAGGACATAAAGAAAGAACGGACACTCTCAACAAGTGAGAATATCCGTTCTTTTCTGTCGGTATTACCTGAACCATATTGTGACGGCAAAGCCGCCGACAAAGTAAAAAGGTTCGTGTAATACCCCTTTGGTGGAGCTGAGGGGAGTCGAACCCCTGTCCGAAAGCACTTTGACAGGACCTTCTCCGGGCGCAGGACAGTTTCAGCATTCCCTCCCTGGGCAGGCACTGGCCAGACTGCACAGTTCAGTAGAGTCATGATGCATGGGCGGGGCAACTCTTACCCGCCGCACGTCCGCCACATCAACGACGCCTTCCCCGGCCTGTGGCCTC